CTGACAAGTAAGTGTATAGACCTGTTGGAGGAGTACCTGCAGTACCAACGATGTTAGCTGTGTTCAAAGCTGCTGTAGTTGTACCATCAAAGTCGATTTTGTTGGCAATAGCTGCAACTGCTGGCTTCAAAATGCGGTCAGAGAACATATCCAATGACAGAGCCAAATCCTGAGTAGTGAACTGAGTGTCCACGTGGAATTGGGTCGACAAAGTAACTGGAACGCTGGTTTCGTTCAAGTCTTCTACGTTCAGGGCTGGCCCTGTAGTTCCAATAAAGCGTCCAGGCCTCATTCTGTTACTTTCACCTTTCGGCTACTGACCATCTTTCAATGGCGGTTCGAGTTCTTCGACTCAAACTCAGCGACTTCTTTAGTTATATCGCTGTTCAGACTATCGCATCTCCTTTCGGAGGCTTCTCACTTAGTCGTTCAGGCTGCTTTCGCTTGCCCCCTGTCGCCCACCTCTGGGCTTCCAAGTCAATCAGAGAAACTTTTACGTCCGCACACCTGTTCTATTTACGGACGTTAACTGTAGCGCCAATCTTGGCTCCTCAATACTACAGTTAAACTGAGGCAGGATTAATTTACCACAGCAAATTGGTCATCATAGTTGCGGTCAACTTCTGATGTAAATGTTAATTCGTTTTCTAAAACCATCAACGCTTCGTTGGTGATTTTAGAGATAGTTAATAGCGTATTTGCCATTTTAATTCTCCAAAAAAATTAGGTTTATCTGACTTTTCCAGCCTGTCTTGCAGCTTTCCATTGGGCATAAGTACCATGAAATTCACCATTGGTGTCAATCATTACATCTGCGCCAACTTTTCCACCACTTAACGGCCTGATAGGATCAGGTGCTTTACTTCCTGAAACAATTGCCTTTTGTTTTTCAGCTTTAGGGGCTTTTTCCTCTTTAGCTTCAAATTTAGCCTCAAGTTTGCCAATTTCTTTCAGAGCTTTAACAGAGTCCATTTCTGTTAATTTACGAGCAAAATCTTCATCAGAAGCTAGTGCATATAGAACCTGTGGCCCTACATCACTTTCAAGAATTGCCTTTTTAATCTCATCGCTAACGATTACATCGCTAGATTGAACAATTCGATCAAAATCTGGCATTTCTTCTTTCGCTTTTTCAATCTTCTTATTCCAAGATTCCATCTTCTTGGCTTCAGCTTCTTGAGCTTTGCGACTAGCTTCCTCTGCATCCCTTTGCTTTAAAGCATTTTCCGCACTCCACTCCGCTAAAGCTTCTGCATATTCAAAAGCATCATTGAACTGGCTTGCTTGAGGTTTACCTTCAACAACAGGCTTTTGAGCTTGTTGTTCAGGGTTTACCCTAGCTTCATAACTCTTTAGCTTTTCTCTAAGTTCTTGAGCTTCAGCTTCCGCTTGTTTAGCTCTTTGAGTTACCTTATCGAATCGCTTATTTAGCTTATCTTTTGACTTTTCAGGGTCTTGTTTCTTAGCTTCTTCCTTTGCTTCTGGTTCACTCTGTTCTTCGCTTTGCTCTGGCTCTGAATCTACAGATTCAGCCTCAGTTGGCTTTGCTTGGTCAGCTAAACCTAATCTTTCTGCATAAAAGGTTGTTGCATTGTCACTTGTTATTACATTTGATGCTTCTCTTACAACTTCTGATTCGGCCATGATTTCTCAAGCTCCAATTTAAGTTAAAAATACTACTAAAAATAATTTTTGTCTATTTATTCCGTTTTAGAAGCTTTTTTAGTTTCTTTTTTGGCTTCTTTAATTAATTTATTTTGAGCTTTTAATTCATCTTTGCTCAAACCTTGGAATGGATTGGATGGCTGGGCTGGCTCATATTTTTTACCAGCCCTACGAGCCATTTCCTTCATTTTCCATTCTAATGCGTTATCACCTGTAATTGTTGGCATATTATTTTCTCCGATTAAATACCACGTTCAATTGCTTCATCTAATGCTGCTCTTTCACTTCTTACATCTAATTGAGCCATCACCAAAGCTAGTTGTGCCTTCATTTGCTCAATTTCTAGCTGAGTTTGAGTTTTAATAACTGTGTCATGAGCTTGAGTATCGGTTCGCATCCGAGTATCTTCTCTGCGAACTTCCATTTCCATTTGAGCTTTTTGCAACATAGCTTGGTCTTTTTGCTGTGCAACAGAAGCCCCATACTTCATATCCAAAGTCATTTGTTGAATCTGTTGTTGAAGCTGCTGAATCACCATCTGTGATTGCTTAAGCTGCATCTGAACTTGAGGTGGAATATCAGCTTTTTCATCGACTTGAGCCAATGGATTAGCAGCAGCCAATCGATCTGCAATGATGTCCGCACCTGGGAAGTCCATATTTCTAAAGACTAAATCCCCTGCTTGTTGCATCAAATTAGGATCAGCAGTCAATAAGGTCATCATGGAATCTACGGCTTCTTGTCGCTTGGAAGCATAACCAGGGCCTGTTTCCATCACAATGTCATATTCGCCAGTAGTTACATCATTGAGAACTTGATCCACACCTTGTTCATCTTGGGCTTTTTGGTTAATGGTCACTAACTCACCTTTTCCATCTGCACCAATAATACGCATTACTCTTTCATTAGAATAAATATGAGGAATAAGGTCTAAACAAATACGACCAGATTGCCTAATCGACCTTGTAAGGTTGTCATAATAGTGGAAGTTAGTCATGTCGGTCTGCTGTTGCTGACCATTCAATGCTTTTCCAGACTGCATACCTGTAGGCAACTGAGCAGGATCATAAATACCGACTACAGCCATTAAATCGCTATTTAAACCTTGAAGGGCTGTAACCATTCCGGTAGGAGGAGGTTCTGGCTGAATTCTTGTAGGAACTGGTGCTGGCTTTCCATCACTATCAGTCTGTTTATAGCGCAATACAGGCATCGACTTGATGTTAGCTGTATTCCATTCCATTTCATGACCTTCATCCTGACCTTCTGCAAGGAGGAATTTAGCCTTTGGAGCAAGGGCTACAGATTCTGTGAGAGCTGTAGACCAGAAGTTATACATACGTTGTGGGTCTTTAGCCATACGAGTAAGACCAAATTTCTTTTTCTTACTATCGACAATGAGTTGCTGACCATAAACAGGTACAACTGGAATATATCGACCAGGCCAATCTCTTTCTTCAAGAACTTGCATCCCTGTCAACTTGCACCATTTAATCTGCTTTTTGATGGTTTCACGCTTGGAAACTACATAAACACCAGCATCAAGCATCATGCTTTCAGAAGGCTTTTCATCTTCATAACAAGTAGTGCCATCGGACAATAGATAAAGCTTTGTGCGCTTGTGCTCAGTATAAAAGTATTCAGCAATACGAATATCTTCTTTAGTAATCCATTCTGACTGTGAATCGCCTGTACCACGAGGATTAAAACCGCCTCCATCATCTGCGCCAGGATACATTTTGCGGAATGATTCTTTAGAAATAACCTCAGTAATTAGGCATTTTTCTGCATCTGAGCCATCAGGTTCATTGGAATTAGGATCAAAATAGACCATAAAAGGGTTTTCAATGCGCTTTACATAGATTTCCTGTTCCATTGAATCTGGTCTTGGATAATCATAAAGAATGCGCCAATAGCCCCATCCCATGCGAACTGCAAACTCAAAAGCATTGTCATAGGCTGCATCTGCATCTGATTGGTTTTCAATATGTCTTAGGATGCCTGTGACAATTTCAGCAACTTTTTCATCGGACTCGGTATTCATACCATGAGCCACCATCCGAGGTCTTTGCTGTCTTTGTTGATTTGATATTTGACGGCAATAGGCATCAATCTTGTTGATAGTCAAATAGGGTCTAGACTCAAGCAATCGGCTATTTTGAATCTCTACAGGCCATTGATCTCCACCTGCAAATTTCAGGTCATCTAGTGCCTCAACTCTATTATTTGAGTCATTTTCAGAGCAAAAGCGCAGAAACTGTTTAGCTTCCTCGATTACTCCGGATTCATAGTCATCGCCATATTCGGTGGAATAGACTCCACCATTGCTTTCGACATTCATTACCATAATGTTTTCCTATTAGCTCATCCAGCTTGTAACATCATAATTCATAGGCTTTCTTTTGACTACTTTCTTTTCTTGAATCATAAGCCCAATGTATCTAAAAGCATCAGCCCCATGCGAATAATTGTCATGAACTGGCTTTAAACTAAATCCTTTGGTATCTGGGTCTACATCGTACCGATAATGTCGCAAACAATCTAGCCCTGCAGCCGTATTGTTTTTAT